CTGCTACAGTTAACCAGTGCTATGTCACTTATTCCTGGTTGGACAGTTACTTTATCAAGCACTCTTTATAACTCATTATCACCATCTGTATTAGATGTTGTTACTATTGGCGCTAAAACTACTAGCGCCGCAACTATTAAGCCAGCTAGAATCAAGAAAGATGCTGATGAGGTCGCTGACTTCTTCGCTGCTTCTTCTACTGCAGATATTACTGCTCAAGTTTCTAAAGGCCTAATGGATGCTGTTACTGAGACTGCATTAACTGGTGGAGTTCTTGGTGCAACTGGTACTGCAGACGTCACTAATGCACTTGCATCTTTTGAATCAATCAGAGTCAACTCTGTAATCCCTCTATTTTCTAGAGACGCGATAATTGCTTCAGATACTACTTCGGGTGACGTTGTTGACAGTCTAACTGATACGTCTTCAACTTATACCATCTTAGGTATTCATCAAGCTGTTAAGACTCACTGTAATTTAATGAGTACAACTAAAAATAGAAGTGAAAGACAAGGTTATCTTTCTTACAAGAATGATTTCTCTGCTTCACGAGACCGTGCATCACTACTAGCTGATCAACGTATCTCTATGGCGATCCAAGACGTTCGCAATGGAGATTCTCAAGGGACCATTAAGTGGTTTCAGCCTTGGGCTCAATCATGTATGATTGCTGGTGCTAGAGCGGGAGCTCCTGTAGGAACTCCTCTGACCTTCAAGTTCTTTAACTTAACAGGTATTCGCCAAACAGCTCAATCAATGGGAACTGCTGAAGAGGATATCGTCTTAGACTTTGATCCGAATTCCGATCAAGATCAAGCTATTCAAAGTGGTATATCATTCTTTGAAGCACCTCAGTCTGGTGGAATTAGAATGGTTGTAGATAACACTACTTATCAAAAAGACTCTAACTGGGTTAAAAATAGAGGTAACGTAATGTACGCCGCTGATGTTCTAGCCTTTGATTTTAGAAATCAATTAGAGAATATCTTTGTTGGTCAAAAGAACTCAGTTCAGGCCAGTGAGGTTAAATCGGTTGCTGCTTCTATACTAGCAACATTCTTAGCTCAAGGTATTACAGTTTCTACCGATGAAGCACCTAACGGATATAAGACGTTAAGTGTGAGTATCTCAGGGAACACAATAACCATTGATGCGATCGTAGTCTTAGTAGAAGGTATCGACTTCATACTAAACGACATCACAATCACAAGAGTTCAATCAGAAGCTTAATCAAGTATAATAAGAGGGTCGGTTGTAAAGCCGACCTTTTTATATTTTTATATAAGGATTACCATGGATAAATTACTAGAATTAGAAGAGAAACTTATCAAGGCCCGTGAAGAGCTTAATAAAGCAAAGCACGAAGACGAAAAAGAAGACAAGAAGATGATCGAAGAGAAACTCGACGAGCATAATGAAGATAAGCACGACGAACCTAAAGACGAAGACTCTGCTAAGAAATCAGATAATTTACCAGATCAATACAATAATAAAAACACTAAAAATTACATATATACACCTGAAGGTAGAATTTCTGATGCTAAAGGTATGCGTATAGGCACAAAGCATGGCTGGGACTCACCCGAACACAAAGAGTGGAGAGCTGGTCACCTAAAGGCAGAAAGAAAATGGCAGAATTCAAATAAAAAACCTGAAGAAGTAATCAAGTTTGACTCTAAAGGTCAATGGTCTATGAATAAGGCCTATGATACAAGAGCTGTTAAGGATACTAGAGATCGCGCACTTGATTCCGCAGAAGCCTCTGTAGATGATAAGTTTGGCTCAATCAACCTGACTGATATCCCCAAAGACAAATTCAAAGACTCTAAAAAAAAAAGTAAAAAACTAGAAAAAACTAAACCTAAATACTCATTTTCAGACAGCCACCACGACAAGCCTGAGGGCAACTACGAAGGTGGTCATCACTATCACGTTCACGATGTAGATGGCAACATAGTTGGTGAAGGTCATGTTGAGGCCGGTGGCTCAATGTCTGTAGGGTTACGCCATAGTAAACTAAGCTCTAGCGGTCCTGCTAGACAAGCCTTAGAAAACAGGCTTGCAAATCACCATGTATCACAAGGTCGTAAATACGGCTCTCAGAAATTAAAGAAAGGCGATGTTCTGCCTTTCAAACCCAAGAAGAAAGACTCTGGGAGTTTGATGCCTCAAGAAGACTTAGACAGAGCTAAAGCTGCCATAAAAAACCATAAAAAGAAAAAGGGTTTAGATGAGCGTCTATGGGAGAGAAGTGATGATCATAAACCTTGGCCATCAGATCATCCAGAAAAATACGAACACGAACCTAAAAAGAAAAAAGACTTCCCGCGTCCTCGTGGAGTAGATGATCTAACTGAGAAATCTGAAGAAGTAATCAAGTTTGACTCTAAAGGTCAATGGTCTATGAATAAGACTGCTAAAGGCAAGGCTTATGCCGAAGCTAAGATGTACAGACAGGATGCTGATGAAGTATCCCAAATAGACGACTATACTGATAAAGAGAAGCGTAAGTTTGAACTTCAAGCCACAGATGCTGAAGTTAAGTCCAAAGCTGAAGGCATTAAGGCCGATAAGACTCAGAAGATTGCTAATCAGAAGATCACAGCCCGTAAGCTAGCCAACAAGCCAAAGATTTAGAATTTATTGCTTTTTTTAAATTCTATATATTGTTCTTTTGTATTGTTCTTTCTACCATATTGCTTATGAAATTCCATATGTGCCTGCTTAGATAGACATACTAAGTTGTCAATACTAAATCTAGACTCTTCATTGTTATGCCAACTATCTAGATGATGTGCATTTAACTCTACACCTTTTAATCCGTATATATCACATGTATAATCAGCGTCTTTAAAACATTGCTCTCGTAGGCCAGAATCACTAAATTTACTTCGTTCTTTTTTTAAAATTGGTGTTGTAAAGCCGTCAAAATCATCGACCTTAATACCTTGATTTGCACAACTTAATTTAATCTTTTGACCTTCAGTCATAGCTGCCCCCTTATTGTGAGCAGTCTCTCCTCTCCATCGGTTTCCCATATTAAACAGCGACTCCTGAGAGTATATACCGGTTAATCCTTTATTCCAAGCATCCTTGCCCTTCTTGGCAATAGACATCTTGGCTCTAGTTTCTTTAGATGGGTTTTTATGACTTATTTTACCAGCACACGATTTACACAACTTAGCGGCACGATTTTTACTGTGGAGAAATCGTTTTTTACCACATTCTCCACATGAATGTTCATATTTATAATCCCACCTAGTTCCACATTTTCTATGCACTTTTATTTTTCTCATATTAACATTATACCCAATTTTAATATTCGCCCATGGCCTTAAGTAAAAGCGTGTTACAATAAGTGAAGGTTACATAAGTAACTAAAATTCAAGGTATGTGGAACCGAACCACAAGGAGAATACAATGGCAGGAAAGACGCCCAGTTTCATAACGGGAGCTACAGCTAAGATTAAGATCGGCAATTTAACAATGGCTTACTCGCAAGATGTAAGTTATAGCACAACAGTAACAACTATCCCCATCGAGACAATGGGACGATATGAGGTTGTTTCTAACGAACCAGTTGCTTATTTTGTTGATGGTACACTAAGTATCATTCGCTACACAAAAGAAGCATCAGCAATGAACGGAGCAGCCGCTAATGGTAACTCAGTAGAACAATGGCAAAATGCCACTAGTTCTGGTGGAAACGCCGGTGACGGATTTGATCCATCACGATTGATTGCATCTGAGACTTTTGATCTAGAAGTATTTCAAAAGCTTGCAAGTGGCTCAACCGAGTCAGTAGGCAAATTGAGAGATTGTAGATTCACTAGAAAAGGTGGAGCTATTAATAAGCGTGGTATTTTGGTTGAGCAATTCGCCTTCAATGCTATCTTAATGGACAACGATTCTACAGTGGAAGCTGGGAACTCGGGTGACCAAGATCTTCAAGCATAATTTAAATGGCCCAGCTTCGGCTGGGCTTTCTATTGGAGTTTAGATGGCTGGAATGAAGCCTTTCTTTCTTACTGGAGCTAATGCTAAGATTAGAATCAATAATAGGACTTTGGCCTATGTTACTAATCTGGGTTACTCTGTTAAGATCACACATGCATCACCAACTGTATTAGGAATGTACGAGCCGAGTTCAATTGAACCATTAGGTTATGCTGTTTCTGGTCAGTTTACTGTTGTTAGATATGTGGCTGACATTAAAGACGATGTTGGCGGAGCTTCTCCAAATGGAGTATCTGATAGAGGTAATGGTATTGGTGGTTGGGGACCAGAGGGGACTTTAGAGAAGTTCGCTGCTGGTTTTGATATCAAGAAAGGCATTGACGGAAGAGCCTATGACAACATGGACCCTTCTAGACTACAAAAAGCAACTGGATTTGAAATAGAAATATATCAAAAGTTTGGCAACAATGGACAGCGGTCCGTGGCCAACGTAAGGGGAGCAAGAATCACTCAAGCTGATTTCAATATCGGCTCTAACAGTGCAGCTTCTCAAACTTACAACTTTACTGCTCTGTATGTAGATGAGGATAGCTTTAGAGCTGACTTCTCTGGATTCGGGCAACAATTTGCCTAGGATAAATAATGGGTGGCAAGAATAAGATTGATAATTCACCATCGGTAATTGAGCGGCTAGGTCAAAACGCCCTCTCTAACGTTGAAGGTATCTTATCCCTTAAACCAATGGCCAAATACCTTAGTGGTGCTAGATGTGTTTTGCGAGTCAATGGTAAGATTGTAGGTTTCGCCTTTGGTATCTCTTGGAACATCACCACTGATGCCACTGAGATTACTACTATAGATGACTACCTTCCCTATGAACTAGCTCCAAGTCGAATCACAGTAACTGGCTCAATATCTAACTTTAGAATACCTGGCTCTGGTCCAGGCTCTCAGTTGATGCAAGCGGATATCTTATCCTTCATGCACCAACGATATGTAGAAATAGAAGTAAAAGACTCTCAAACTGACGAGCTCATCTTCCTGACTAAGCGAGCTTTAATCACTAGTAGGTCTGAGAACATCAGAAGCAATCAACTAGCTGAGATGACTCTAAACTTTAAAGCCATCGGTTTTGCTGATGAACGCAACCCACAGACTCCTTCTGGGGTAGGTGATCCAGTTGATGTTGGTGGACTAAGTGCTTTAGATAGGGTATTCGACGCGTTCTAATTCAGGTTTAAGTATAATCTAGATACTATATAGTATAAGGAGAAATACATGGACCTACCTAAAAATGAAAAAAGCTTTTCATTTCGTCACGAGGGTGAACTTACCGGCAAAGTTTACGAAGGTGAATTTAAAACTAAGTGTGTTCTTAGTTTAGCTGACAAACGACTCTTAGAAGTAGAAAAGTCATCATTAACACTAGACCTCAATAACCCAAGCGGCAATCTATCTGCCATTGGTGATGTAGTTGCTAATCTTAGGGTTAGAATTGTTGATTCCCCCGATTGGTTTAGACAACTGATCACTAGCTTAGAAGTCTTAGACGACGAGCTATTCTTTGAAATCTATGCCAAGTGCCTAGAAAAGTCAGATGAATGGCTTTCAGAGCTAAAGAAAGACTCTGCCGACACAGATGAATCTTTGAAGAGAGACTCTGAGGGAAACTCCTCGAAGGAGAGCTAAACAGCTTCTCCGCCACTGACGCCATCAAGCAAATAACTAAACACTATGCTCGCAATATAGATACAGAGCAGGGTATAGAGTTGTTTTTACAGAGCTGGTGGTCCAGAACCTACAATCGACCACTTAAAGACCCCATATTAAAAGACTACACCGTATTCGAGCTTATGTATGAGTATCATGACAAACAAGAGCGAGAGATGGCAGTTGACTTCGTGCTTGAGGAAGAAGCTGATAAAATAGATAAAGAGCAAGAACAAGAAACCTTTGATTGGATTGAAGAAGAAGAACGCAAAGAGGCTGAAGCAGCGAAGATTAAGGCTGATGAGGCTTGGATGATAGACCAATTGAAGAAAGAACACGGTGAAGACTTCGGTGAAGATATAAGCGAAGATTTCTCAGAATAAGGCACTTAGATGGCAAATGACGATGACCCAGTAAATTCCTCAGGTAAACCTGTCAACGGTCGGACAACTAACGATAAACTACGCCGAATTGAAGCTCAGCGAGATGAGAGCCTTGGTCAATCTACCAGACGTCAAGACTCTTTGGCAGATCAACAAAAGGCAATTGAAGAAAAATATACAGATTTAAGTTCTAAATACAACTCAACTGTAAACGCAGCAGATCGAACTAAACTATATGATCAAATATTAGCAAGTCAAGAGCGCTATGGTCAAGTTGAAGAAAACATGCAGAAGGCGTTTCAAGAGCAGTATTTTCAAGTCAATGCTACCGCTGCTGGTCAAATTGGTACGTTCACAAAATATGACAATATGAATAAAACCACAACTACCATGTCAGGTAGGCAAAGGTATTTGACTCAAATTCAACAAGACCGACGAGCTGGTGGAGAACTGCTACAAACTCCTACTGACGTAATAGAGAGCCGGGTACGAAGCAACCAGAAAACTATTGCCAGCACCGGTTGGGCTTTAGCAGGGGACACTAGAGCTCTTGGAGATAGAAGTCCAGATAAACACATGATCGACCAACAAACTAAGATTGAAGGTTTGATGGAAGATGTTGCTTTAGATAAGCGGCTATTAAAGATTCAAAGAAAAGAAGGTATGACCACCGAAAAGCGCCAATACGGGGCTAGAGACACACTAGATCGTGCAGGTGGCCTGTTAGAGCAAAAGGCCTTGACAGCAAATGTTAGTGGCGGCAACTATAATCTAGGCGATGAAACATCTAAGTTAACTGATTTATTTAGTAACTTAAGTGCAGCTGTTGAAAAATTTGAAGCAGCTTCTGAAAATGCGACAGACGCACAAGGTAACCTAACTAAAGAGTACAGAGATGCATCTAAGAACTTGAGCAGTTTACAAAAGCAAACTGATTCACAGCGTAAACTTGTTACTGAAATAGGTAAGCAAGGTGGTGGTGGAGGCGGGAAGCTTGGTTATTTTGGTGGTATAGCTGCACAAATTGGGTCAGTCGGCGTAGGCATACGCGACCAGACGATAAATCTTCCCACAGCTAGACGCAACTTACGTGCTCAGTTTCTTAATATGGGCAATGAACAATATTTCTCAGCAAATAGTGCTATTTACGATGGCAACATTGATGCAATGGAAAGCGTTCTTTCTCAATCTAACTATGTTAAAGGTAAGATAAGCTATGCTAAGGGAATCGACAAGGGCACACGAGTCCTTTCTACTACAGGGGAAATTGGTGGTCATGTTGTTGATGGCATTGCCTCTGGTCAACTGGTTACTGGTGTTAAAAATGCAATAAATGCAGGCACAAAAACCCTTACTGGCATGAACACTGCTGTGGACACAACCTTGCCCGTATATGAATCGCTAAAGGGTGTCTTAGGTGCTGAACGAAAGATAAGAGTCCACCAAATGCAATCGTTTTACTCTCATGGAATGGGGTTATATAACTCTGTTACTGGCATGGGAAATACAAATGCTGTGGGTGCAAGATCAATGCTAGCTGATGCTGGTAACTTAGAGTCATTAGCGGGTACTGGTGTTCATGCCGATAATGTTGGTAACTTAGCTTCTACTTTTGCCGGACAAGCTGGTTCTTTTTCTAGCAAAGGCATGCTTTGGGCTATGGGTAAGGCTGGCTTAGCTAAACAGCGTGGCCAAATGAGTCAAGAAGATTATATGGGTGCAGCTGGTTCATTAGTTGGTGCAGGTGGTGGCTCTGGAGATTTAGAGAACATTATTGCTGCAGCTACAGCAAAGGGTATGGATAATTCCAAGCAAATTGGAGAAATGGTATCCTCTACAATACAGCTATCTCAAGGATTAGCTTCGAAAGGCGTAGCTGGTACTGGTACAGTACAGAATCTACTGGCCTTAGGTACTCAATCCCTAGTTGACTCTGGCGTTAATAAAAATCTTGCTATAGGTGCTGCAGCTAGCACTCTTAATAATTATAATGATGTTGTTACACATCAGAGTATGAGCTTTGGCAACATAATTCAAAGACAACAATCATTAAAGATGTTTCCTGGTACTAATGCTGCCCAGCGAGATCGAATCACTAGTTTGTCGCTAGAAGAGCAGGCTATGCTATTACATGCTTCAAAAACTGAAAGTGGTATGACGCCAGGTGCAAAACAGCTTCTAGAATTCAACGGCTTAACGGGTCAATTGGCACCAAATGGTAGATTAGACCCTGCACAGGCAAGAGGAATGTTGCGGGCTGGTTTGACAAAAACGTTAGTTGATAGTGGTGCTGTCGGCCAAAGAAATGTTGATGTAAGCGAAACAATAGACGCATTAGAAAGCGGTAGGCGTGTCAATGGAGCTACTCAAGCAGTGTTTGCTAATATCGGCACAGATAGTCGCGTGCTTAGTAGAATGGTGCGAGGCGGAAACCCTGACTCCAAAGATGCTACTAGTAAAGTTGAAGGCTGGTTTGGACAAATGACCCCAGCCAAAAGAAAAGCTACTGAAATTGGTGCTGGTGCTGGTTATGCTGGTTCATTTGAAGGTATAGAGCAGATTATGTCTGAGATTAATAAAAGAATTGACCCTAAAGATTTTGTTAAAGCTGTGGCAGAAGGGGCTACAGATTTCACAGCAGTTTCTGCTGACTTTACTAGTGCAACAGGAAAGGCTGCTGTTGCCATTAAACACCTAACTGACGTTATAAATAGTGGCTTGAGAAAATCCGGTAATGCCATCTGGGACAAGCAATCTTTGCAGCAAGCCACAAATCCTATGTATGCTTGGCCACCTCCAGGTGATCAGAAAACTGGTGGACGTGGCAATTAAAAATAACGGGTATAATTACCCTATATGGATTAATCTGTAAGGAGGATTATATGGAGATTGCAATTTGCATTGCTGTACTATGTTCAGCAGCATTTTTAATAAACTTTTTTTCGGCGGTGGTAGATTGCCGTAAACCCAACTCTGATTTAGCTAGAATACGTGAAGTTGCAGATTTAGAGTATATAGATAGAGTACGCCATGGCAGACAAGGTAATACAGAATAATCCCGGTGCGGTAGTTTTTATATACAACTACCGCGACCGCACTGGTACAGCAGACTTTGTACCAGGTTCAGTATTTGATGTAGAACAGATTATATTAAATACCACTTCTCTTATTTCAGTAACAACCCAACGCTCAAAAGGTAGTCCCGCAGGTTCATTTGAAATTACATTAGCTCCAACTAAAAATTGGATCGCTGCTATAACTCCAGGCAGCTGGATATGCATACTTATGTCTAATCAAAAATTAGACGATACGGCAAAATATGGTGGAGGTAGAGTTGATCCCAAAACCTTTAAAATGCTAGGTAGAATTGACTCGGTTAGAGGCAGTAGGGGGGTTAATCAAGCGAATGGGGCTACAGAATCTAACTTTATAGTGTCTGGTCAAGACTGGGGTGCTATGTTTCTTAACAAGTTCTATATGGACCCTCTAGCTCGTGCACCATTTACGCAAGCTGTTGGTACAGCTGATAGATTCGGTTATGATGACTATCTATTAAAAAGTCTGGGTTATGCAAAAAAAGTTAAGCAATCACAATGGCGACCACCTATGCAAAAAAGTGGAAGCGGTGATGTCTTAAACAAGTTCTTTAAAGACCTTGGTATAGACGATGCTAAGGCAGCATCTAACGTCCCTGAAGCACCAATTGCTAGAAAAATAAATCTACCTTCAGCAAAACAAAATGTTTCTTTTATACTTGAGAAGTTATGGGGGCAAACTGATCCTGTGAATGCATATTTGCAAGGCACTTTAAATCGTATCACTAAACCTCAGCAAGAATTCAGGATACCTAAAAAATTAGCAGAATACATGCAATTTAAAGATGCCAAGGGAGGCATCGTAACTGGCGTGGCTCAAATGATAAAGCAAAAAAGTGGCGTCTTAACAGAGCTGGACAAGTATAGCGATGAGGGTGATGATGCCGGCATCATTAACTTTGAAACTATTTTAGGTGAGCATACTCTGTGGCAAATACTAATAGATAACTCAAACAATATGATAAACGAACTAATCCCAGAAATAAGATTTGAAAATGATATACCTACATTTACTATATATAATAGAGTAAGACCCTTTGTTGTATCTAGCAACAAAAAAATAAAACAAGATGATAAAGCTTTAGGTGATGGGGGCGGAGCTTATAAAGGGGATCTTATAGATAAGTTCATATCTAGATTTAAAAATATTCGACGCATCAAACTTGACTTAGATGACATCATATCTATTGACTTTGGGAATAACTGGCGAGATCGAGTGAACTTTATAGAAGTAAACATTGCTCGTTCTTTACATAAAGATAATTACGGTGTAGATATCAAAGAACAATCGCAGTTTGTAGACAGTGAATCAATTGGTCGAGACGGATTGTTGCCAATGATGGCATCCACGACATATGTTCCTAAAGGCGCAGACTTCTTAGATCCTCTTGCTACTTCTACTTATAAGTATCTGTTGAAAGAGTGGCATTTTAATACACATAAAATGCTAAATGGAAGAATTACCCTTGTTGGCCAAGATCAGTATATTCAAGTTGGAGACAACATAATAGTAGACGCAGATTGCCTAGGGGTCTCTAATAACATAAGTAGAGTTCAAGCTGACTCAAAGATAAATAACTATCTACTAGCACATGTTGAGTCTATCTCTCATGTAGTCCAAGTCGACTCTAATGGGGCACGAAATTTTATAACCAACATATCGTTTGTTAGAGGTATTATAACTGACATCAATGGTGAGCAATTAACACCAACCACCCTTGGTGGAGAAAGAAGAGATGCACCTGGAGCTGTTGATCAAGATACTAACATACTAACACCATCTGCTGAGAAAAACACAAATGTTTTTGGTACTTCTTCTGGCACTGGTGGTAAGCAAGACCCAGATCGACAGAAACTAAAAGGTAAATAATGGATTATATAGTAAAAGACAGTTCTATTTGGAAAAACTCTCAACACCACAGCCTGTTGAATAATACAACTTACTCTATTAGAGTAGGCATGGTGCGAGAGCATATGTTTTTTGATGATAGTTCTGAAACAAGATATGTAGTAGAAGTTTGGAAGAATAATCGCCTATACCCTATGACCTGCGTTAGAGCTAATTCTAGATTTGGTGGGATATTCAACTATGAGGAGTATACTCATCGAGGTTTTAATCCAGGTAAGACTAATGTATCTTTAGGCAACTTTCAATTTGTTCCTGGAGATACTGTGATAGTAGCTGCGGCTGATGGTAATTCTAGAGAAGGCTTTATTTTATCTAGCATTAATCATTTTGGCAGACCAGAAAGAATTCCAGCAAATGAAGAGACAGCATATGCAAGTGAGTTCAATGGCCTACAAAAGGTCATTGCTTATAGCGGTGGTTATACTGTGACATTCAACGGAACACCAACTAATATAGATAAGTTAAAAGAAGCCCCTACCGGAGAAGACTTACCTCTGCCTGAATATAACTCTACTATAGCAGGTAGCTACTATCAATTTGACAAGAACGGCTCATTTACTATATGTGACAACGAAGAGCAGTCTATATTAGTAGATAAACCAAGTGGCAAGATTGTAATAGCCTCTGGAAGCACTCTTCTAACCATAGACAAGTCAGCTGAATCCCTATCTATAACCAATAAGAAGTCCACCTTTGACTCTACAAACGAATTTAACATTAGCACTAAGAAAGTGTCGATTGATGCTCAATCACTAGTTGACATCAAGGCTTCAGACATTAAGATTGATGGTAAGATAGATCAAAAGGGAAAGGTTAAGATTGATGGTGATACCAAGATTAAAGGGAACGTTGATGTAACCGGTAATTTCTCTACCACAGGTGAGACACTGCTAGCCGGGGGAGCTAATCCTCTTATTTATGATATACTGCTAACTATAGGAACCGGTAACTTGGGTGCGCCTGTTATAAGTAGCAATATTGTTTTAAAAACAGTTCAAACTAAGGCCACGTAATGTCAATGTTAGATATTATAAATGCAGAGATAGCAAGAAGAGAGCAGGCCATAGCTTCGTTAGAGGCTGGTGAACAAGCACTTAAAGACACTATAGCTCAGTTTAGTGAGCTAGATGAGTTTTATAGAGATCAAGAGAAAACGTCCAGAGAACAACTAGAATGTTACTATAAAGAGAATAGACATTGGACTGGTGAACAACCTATAGTCTATACTGCTGCTCAAACAGAGATACGACCTTTCTTTGGTGGAGCCACAGATGCTCTATGTAATCCATACTATCCTATTACAAAAGTACAAGACAACACTTTCGATGGTATCAGTCCGCTGATAGCACTAATAACTAAAACTGGAACTTTTCAGCGACAACAAACATATGCCACTACCGAGGATATTCCTAGAGCTCCTGCTCTAACAGAACTCCAAGCTTTCCCAGACCTAAGCGGCGAACCTCTTCCACCTTCTTTCTCCGCAGCCGCTGGAGTTATTAGTGGAGATCAGTGTTATTACGCTGCTGGTGGTGACCAACCCACTTGTGAGGGCAATGGCGGTATCTGGGGACTAGATGGCAACAATGAACCTGACCCAGTTTGGGTAGCAGCTGATACAGCTCCAGCCTTACTAAGATCAGCCCTAAATACTTGGAGAGCTGATTTAATAGTAGTAAGAGATGATGTTTGTAGTGATGCTGGTGAAACTGCTTATTGGCAAGGCATCATAGATGACATAGATACTGTGCTATTAGCAGTAGCTTCAGACGCAGTATTTGTACGAAACACCGGTAACGCTGACGCAACCACCTGGGGACAAACGGCTGTGTTGACTGGGGCAGATGAAACAGCTCGGGCAGCCCTAGAAACAGCAGCCAATACCGGTATAGCTGCCCATGTAGCAGCTAGACAAATAGTGCTTGATGCTTTAGCCGTAGATGAAGAGATTGTATTCTTTGGCCTGATAGGTTTGAGACTACACCAGTCAAATGGCTCTTATGCTAAGTTTAAGGCAGCGAAAGAGACTCAAACACAAAGTGATGCCATTATAGCTGACCACCGTACAGCCTTAGATGCATTAAACTTGATGAAAGTAAAGAACTCATAACTATATATCTTATATAATGTTATAAAGAATACTTGGAGAAATTATGAGTCTTAATACCCCACCGTTGGGAAGGACACAACGCGACTACGGACGATCTGGCCTTGATGGTGGTGGTGGAGCGGATGCACAACCTGTTTTTAGTGCTCCAAGAGATATTAAAGATGATTTAGAGAAAATATATGCAAACAACGTATTTGATGAGTCAAATTGGTATACACAGAAACCATATGGTTTTGTGTTTACAGATAGAAAAGGTAGAAGTTCCACCTTTTATCTACCTATTTCTCCCTCTAATATGAGCATAACTACTCATTTTGCCACCAACGTGATTTCTACTATGTATGGAACAGTGGAAGAGCATTCCGAGCAGAGATACTATGATATTCAAATAGCAGGCACAACAGGCATGTCTCCTCGTTACTACGACACAATTGAAAACCAATACGGCGATGGAAATGGGGGCGTGATTGGACGAGCAGGATATCCCGTTAAGGGCCTTATTCCAGGTGGAGCTGGTGGATTTGCTAGACGAACCCAGGCTTTGGTAGAATCTGCTCTCAATAATGCTGCTGACATATTTGGCAGCGATCGAGGCTCTACTGGTGTAGACACATCTCGCACTGGTTACGTAGCTTTTCACAACTTCTATAGATGGCTATTAAACTACAAAAAAGACGCCTCTGGTGAAAGTGGTAGTTCTCGCACACGAGGCAGACACCCTTTGCAGTTCATTAACTTTAAAGACAATAACCAATATGACGTCGCAGTTCAAGGCTTCTCCCTTACTAAAGATGCAGCCAATCCTATGTTGTACAACTACAACTTAGTGCTGAGAGCATACAACCTACGTGGTGCTGATGCTGTTGATATTAGCCTAGACATACAGGATCGGTCAGAGGCTTTAGGCTTAGATGGACTTGAGTCTTCTTTATTTGCTAAAATGGCAACTAAAGCTAGACAAGCTAAAAATGCTGGCTATAGTGCAATTGCTGCAGCTAAAGGGTTTGGTTCCTAATGGCATTAGACTTTGAAACCGCAATAGATAGTGTCGCTGATCTAAACCTCTGGTATAAGATTGCAAATAATGAACCATTGACATTAGCAGATGTGCCCGAGATAATCAGACTTCGCTGGGGTTACTTTAAAGACAATTGGGAAACTATTAGACCGAATTACTCAGACATTATAGAGTTCTATTCTGACCCAGATCAACTAAAGGCACAAATCGACTCTTTTTCTGAATTTGTCGAAGCACAGCGATCAGCCAACTCAGTTAGAAACCCTTTTGATACTGGTAATATACTACTTAGATTCTACAGCATATTTGACAACACTCTTATTAGTGGTATTAGTATTACATACGAAGAACAACAAATTATAGACAATAAAGTGAATAGGGTAACCTTATTTACCAGAGGTGACTTCTTAGCTATTAGAGACTTAGTTGATAAAGAGCGAGATGCTATTGCTGACAAGGCTAGCTCAACTGATACAGACTACAACCGTGTATTTGATAGAAGTCCCCAAATAGCCAGAATCAACTTGGGTAACAAAGACATCAATAAGATGTTTGAATTACAAGAAACTATTAAGTCCATTAACTTTGTATTAGCTAATGCTTTTTCTTTAAGCACAGCAACAGTTGATCCTTTTGCACTAGCTAGGCAAAATGCCAATAACCCAGATATAGACATAAGCGACTACTCCTCTGGCTCATTGACTAAAATCAACTACGGAGAGGATTTACAAGGCTTGGCAGCTAGAACCTTAGGCGCTGCAGATAGGTGGATAGACATTGCCATTGCAAACGGGCTTAAACCACCTTATATCGATGAAGTTGGAACTAAAGTTTCACTTATATCTAATGCAAGCGGTAACCAGATAAACATAGCTGGACTAAATGCAGATGGCGAGCTAAATATTGACAAGATATCAGTTGGGCAGCTAGTTTTGCTCAAGTCAGATGTAGAGACATTCCCTGAGCAGCGAAGTGTACTGAATATAACAGAAATACCTATCTCTGGTGAGTTAATCTTAGAGTTAGAAGGTGAACCCGACTTAAGTAAGTATAAACTAGTAGATAACGCTCATATAAGAATATTTAAGCAAAATACTATAAATTCTAGCTTCTACGTCCTTATACCAAATACAGAAGAGCTAGATGATAATAGACCTAGTGATGTTCCGTGGTTTTTACAATCAAGCGACATAACAGAGCGACGACAGAAAGTAGACTTTAACTTAGATGACAATGGTGATATAAATTTTGATGGAACGAGTGATATACAACTATCTTATGGATTGGAGAACGCAGTCCAGGCGGTCAAGTTGAAACTCATGACTGAAGCAGGCGAACTTAGACGACACCCTGAATTTGGATTGGTTCCATTAGCTGGGTCTGCAAACCTAGCTCCAAACGATGTAAAAAATGCTTTAATTACATCTATCACCAAGAATATTGCAGCAGATGAAAGATTTTCAAGAATTGATCGACTAGATGTTGGCTATTCAAATATATTAAATGCAAACAGTGGGGTGGCTTTAAATGTTACTCTAGTTGTAGCGCTAGCGGGCTCTGGTCAACTTGTGCCGATAACATTCAGTGTTAACACGTAAGGATAAACATGGCGAATATAAATATTAGAAGTTATAACGAGGTGCTTGGTGATATGATTCGTAAGATCATAGCAGACACGCCGGTTAACGATATAAATAAAGGTTCCGTTCTTCTTACTTTGCTAGAAGCTGCAGCTGCTAATGACTTTGAGAACAACGCTGCCATTCTAAACACACTAGAGCTACTAAACATTGATGCTATTAGAAATAACGACCTTGATGCTTTTGCCTCTAACTTAAGTTTAACTAGAAATACAGCTACAAAGGCTTCTGGGTCTATTATAGTAACTGACAGTACTATAACTAAAAGAAGCACATCTTTATATCCTATTAAGCCAGCACCTATTGCTGGAACTAGTTCTATTCACGTCAATGATGCAAGCACTTGGGATGCTACTGGTGTAGTTTACATTGGTAGAGGGACTTCTAACTTTGAAGGTCCACTTTCCTATACGTCTATCACAGACAACACAACCTTCTACACTATAAATCTATCTTCGGCATTAGTCAATGATCATTTGCTGTCAGAGACAGTTATTGATGGACAGGGAACTTCTGATCGTCAGGTTTTAGCTGGTACA